GCACTTTGTCGATTAGGACGGGGTCCTTAATGATAAGATCCGCCAGTAGCAGATCGCTATCCTTACCCTCGCCTTGGTGTATATTCTGAGCGTGTCCTTTATGGTACATGCTCTCCACAGCAGTAGAGATTAGCCCCGTGCCGCCTACATGGTTGTCCGTAACGGTCTTCCCCTCAAAAGAGGATATAGTAGCAGGAGAGAACACCTCTTCTGGATCGCGCCAGACCTGGTATAGGCGTTCAGATTCTAACTCGGGACTAATCTCCCTGCCGAGGTACGTCTGCCAGCCAGTACGAGCTATGGGCACGTCAGAGCACAGCAGATATCCTTCCGGAGATTCGGAAATGTTCTCGGATAAGCTAGCTCCGTAGTACTGGATCGCCACTACTTTTCCCTCTTTGGCACACTGTCTGCTACCGGCGTATTCGCAATGACAGCATCTACCCCGGAGATCGTACCTTTGTTCCGGGAGGCGTAGAACACGGACTCTCCGCGCTTGTTCCCGTACTCCTCCTTCATTTTCTCAATGATTTCCTGCCCTTTCGTTGTTAGTGGCATCAGCACCCCTCCCTTCTAATTCAGCTGACTGAACCGTGCCCGGGTCAAGTAAGACACTTTACCAGCCATGTAGCACTTAGCTGGCCAGCTGATATCGTCGGGATCGATGAGGGGCTCGCTAAGGCACCTGCAATTGAATATGGACCCCGGTAGATAAGGGCCGTAATCCCGCTGCTCACCATTCAACTTCTCCGGACTGGGAGGATCTCGAAAGCGCATAAGCACTCCATCAAGTTTCCGGTGAGACATCCGTACCCGTACATCCTCGCTAGTCCGCCAGACGAACCACTTAACGCCCATTGCCTCCGACCTGGCCATCATTAGCGTTGTCTCGGCTCTGCCAACCTCAGTGCGGGCAATAAGCTGCACCCGCGATGCTAATAGGCTGGGGAAGACATTCTTCAATTCTTCGGCAATCACCGCGGCGCGAAGGCCCTCCAGTTGCCGTTTGGCCACATAATCCATGACTGCATTGGAGGTGATCCTATCCAAGTCGCTAATTTCTACCCTGCTTGCTTCCTCAATCTGCCTGATGGCACTAGCTAACCCTACTTTTGTTTTTTCGATTGCTCGATAGACCTCACGGCCTCTATTACTTTTGGCAGCAGCTTCACGCCAAGTTTTAGCAGTAACTTTCGCAACTCCCACAGCCAGCGAATTGATTGCAGCATTTAACGTCTCCTTGCAGGTTTCAGAGCGGAAATAATCATTAAACGAAGCGATAATGTCGCCTGCCACCGCCTCCACATTTTTAACAGTTTTAGCGAAGTCGTCGATGATTTTCATAATAGCATTTGAGTATTTAATTGCTACTTTTTCCTGTTCCCGAAACATTGCTTTCCACGATTTTGAAGTTTACATAATTGGTTATTATCCGACATTCTGCCTAACCACCAGTGGTCGGACTCCATGTTTTTATCATATAGTAAAGGCGTCCATCTATCATAGAGCTAATACCGTAGCACGAATGTCGGGTACCGTCGGGTACCGGTAAGCATGGTTCGTAGCACGATTGCCTATTCGACATTTTCGGTATTCGTGGCACGATCTTCCAATTCCTCCTCTTTGGGTGGCCAATCATCCATCGACTGAATCTTGTCCTCCGCCGCGGCTATATCTCCCTCAGTGATCTGGGTGAACATGCCCGTCTCCGGACCTAACAGCGCAAGTTCCTGCATAAGGGCCCGCTGCGAAATACCACCTGCGTTGTATACCGATACCAACGCTTCGACCTTAGCCTTGGACAATTCAGCGCGTTCCTTCCCGTCCAGAGTTCTAAATGGTAGAAACTCAAAGGTTAAATCGGCTGGTATTTCCCCCCACGCAGACATGCACATAACCGGTAATAGCTTCTCCAACTGTGGCCGCACCTCAGAGTCCTGCTTCTCGGCGATCAGGCTTTCGTAAATATTTTCATCGCCCTCGCCGGTAGCATTCATCCCTGCCGGGGACCGACCAAACAACCGCGTCATAGGAATCCCCGTTGCACCCGACAAATCCAGCATGAAACTCTGATATATCTCGTTCAAACCCCCAAAGGAGTACGACTTGTTGTCAAACTCATCATCTTTCCCTATCACTTGCAGACTCATATTGCTCATTAACTGATTCTGGGCCGACAGTACGTTGTAGACCCGCCTAGTCGCCGCCGCATTGCCGGATGCGAGTATTTGCCCAAGGTCCCCCATCTTAAGAACACGTATGTTCGCCAGGAAGACCAAAGAGGCGATATTCCAAGAGGTATTGTCCCTTTTCGTTAATTCTTCATATATTACTTCAACTTCAGATATCCCCCACTGCACTTCGGCAAGCTTCTCCCACAGAGGTAAATCCCGACCGATGAAGCGCAATACCCGCGAAGCATGAACGTTGTAAAACGTGCCGTCTTGAGTCGTTACCCGGTAGTACAGTGGCAGACCAAAGTCCGGGCTATTAATATCGCTAATGTTTTCCGCCGAAGGAGATATCCCGCTCCAGCGATCAAGAACAAGAAGCCCTTTGAAGTCGCCAGGCATGATCATGTCGAAGTCAACCGGCTCATCAAGCATATCTTCCTGCCCGCGAATCATCATCACTGCGCCAGCACCACCATAAAGCCGCCCCCACTTCCAGGCGGTGCAGAGCTTCTCCCTAACCATCGTCTGCCGCTCTTCACGTTTAAAAACGGCGATCATGTCTGAGTCCGCCTCACAACGAAGTTCTATCCAATTCTTGAGCGCGTCTACGGGAATGGTGTCTATCACCTTGCGCACAATCCAATTAGACCGATACAGCGAGTTCATCAGGTTGTAGTCGCGAGACAACCTGGTAAGCGGATAGGATGCTCCTCCGGTAAGGGACGGCATACCAAAACCAATGCGAGCCATAGCATTCTGGAATGCGTCGGAAGCAACCGCGTCTTTGACTACCCTCTTTTTCCCAGGCTTTTTTTCTTTAACTTTCATGCGTGCTTATTCTAAACCATTATTATGGTAGTTTACTACTATATTTATTATGTTAAAAAGCTAATACTATGTTTGCACTCTCCAGTCGGACACCTTAGTTAGCACCGCGTACCTAAGGGCGTCGCAGAGGTGGTCATTTGCCTTTAGTGGCTGCTCTTCCCCTCGCATCCTCGCCTTATCGTCCCAGGAGTAAGCACCTATTTCTTCAAGCAATCGTTGACATGAATTGTGCACCATAAGTTTCCTAAGCGACATCATCGTAGAGAGCCTTCTAATCCCGTTCGCAACATCGTTATTCGCATTAATCTTATCGATGAGGCCGAAGGGGATAATCCCTCTATTAATCAGCTCTATTTTGAAGCTAGCGGCGGAGGGGTCGATAACAAGTTGTGCGTCAGGAGATATCCAATCGACGAGCAGATCTGCCAATTCTTTGTCTGTTTTTTGGATGCCCGTATCGATAGCGTAATAGTATAATTCTCGGAGTACCCACAAAGTATCGCCATCATCGAGAATATCCACCGCGGCGAAGGGATTAATCGTCCCGTAGTCGATCCCCACGTAACGCTCCGCGTATCTTCCCAGCAGATTCCGCTTTTCCACTTCAGCGTCGTCGAACACATTCTCTGGCCCGAAGCAATCCTTGTAGATAGCACCTTCAGCGACTACCCATTCGCCAAGAACGAACCGTTGATAAAACGCGCCCGTACCGTAGGCTTTCTTGATAAACGCCTTATATTCTTCGCTTAACGACGTATTATCTTCCAAGGTGAAGTGAATAGACTTAAGATCACCGCGTTTGATCATATCCTCGTTGATGATGAAATCTTTGTAGAGCCAATGAAAAGGACCCGCAGGGTTAGTGGTGGCGTAGAGCCTGGCATTAGGCACACTCATCCTGTTGAGTAATTGCTTGAAGAACGACTCAGGGCAGAGAACCATCTCGTCCATGTAGGCTTTGGCGACGGTGAGGCCCCGGATATATTTTTCTGACCCTTCGTCTCTAGCACCGATTACCTTCCACGGCTTGTCGTAGATAAGCAGATCGCCAGATTGGCGGTTGTATTTAATATAGCGATCGCCGACGATGGCGATGAGGTCGCGCAAGACGTTGTCGTAGACGGTATTTTTAGATACGCCCGTGATGACTCCCAGTCCTTCGGGTCCATGTTGGTTGAGATAGAGCAACTTGGGAATCATCGCCCAAGTCTTTTGACTACGCACGGCTCCGTGGAGAATATTAATCCGCGCATCGTCTTCGATGGGGGTGAAGATGAAATCTTCTGCCTTCTCGCCAAATCGCTTTATTTGCATTCTTTCCCCCTCCGTCGAAGGGTGGTCCACCTCGGGACCAGATCGTCGATCCTAGGCACCATTCTGGCCGCTTAAAGACGTTTTCGTGTTGTGGCCATGCCGATCTTTTTTGGTGGCCCGAGGAGTAGCCTTTTTTGTTTCCCGGGTAGCCAAAAGGACTCTGCGCGCTTCGACGCCCTCAGCGATTGCCGCAACAAGCGGGTTTGCTTGTTCTTTTGCCGACTCTCGAAGTTGAAGGTTCTTCTCTTGCAATTTCTCTATCGTCTCCAGGTATATTTTAATCGCCGGGAGATCACCTGACTCGGCCTTGTCAGTAAGCACGTCCACCACCAGGCCCGTCTTCTTCGCCATCCGGGTCAGCCGTTCATCCAACCCCTTCGAAAAGAGCTCGTCCAGCTCAGCACCAGTCATAACCTCGTAAATATGCTCGTTATGCTTCAGGTGCAGGACTTGTGCGCAAATGAACTTCCTTGTCGGCCAAGGGTTATCGGGGTCAGCTAGGTAGGCGACGATTTGCTTCGAGTATCGCTCCCGCAGCTTGCTCGACACCTTCGTGCGCTCTCTACTCCTCTCCGACAATATAGGTTTTTCTAATTCCATAAAATTAAAATAAATTCCTAAATATTATATTGCTGTATAGTAACATGCTCCCCAATTCATAATTAGTCAAGCTTTTTTTGCACTGCTGCCCACATTTTAGGCGATTAGCTTAACCTACAAGAATTACAAGGAAAAAGAGGATGAATCGGTTGATAACTGATGACTTCTCCACAGAACTGTGGATGAGCGCCGCCTGGTGGAAAAAATGATCGAGCAGTCACTTTTACCTTAATTGGGCAACAGCCCGTTGACAACCGACCTCAATGTTGTGTATAAGTCCTTCCACGGTAAGAATCTCCGGCCTTTAGGCCGGGGAGGATGTCAAGATACACTACACTATCGTTTAATTGAAAGGAGAGGTAAGTATGAGTTCTAAATTTACTAACAGGTTAGAGTTTCAAGGAAGTATTTTTAAAGGGAAACAAATATTGATTTTAGCTTTGGTACTGGC